CCATATTCTGTTTCATATAAATACATAGGAAGTTGATCATTTTGTTTTCTTGCTTTTTTAGAACATTTAACTTTTACTTCATCAGTAAAGTGATAACCATTTTGTCCACCGGTACGCATATTATATCCATTAGGTGACATGGTATTATATTCTGATATATATTTATCTTCTAATACATCTAACTTTTCATTTTCACATTCTAATAAAACTTCACACTTATATTGTTCATATTTTTTAAAAGCTCTACTAATTAAAGTATTGTCTTTTGAACTTTTATGTTGAATTAATCTTTTTTTAATATCTTGTCGAGTTTGACCTATATATCTTTTTTCACTTGGGAAAGTTATACAATATATAAACCCCATATATTTTCTTATTATAGGTTTTAAACTCAATTTTTAGGAACTTGGCTGCGGATTGCCCAATCTTTTACGTTATTACTATTGGATTCGGTCATTACCCGAGTTCTCTATTTATATTTCTACAAACAGATAGTAGTAAAAGCTCTAAGGGTGTCCCCGCAATTTGAAAGTGTTGCAACTAAGTTAGTAAAGGATAACAAACATGGGTGATGGATAACCTGTATAAAACAGGTTCTTTACATAACTGTTACTAGCAAACATTTTTGATGTTTACTCTTCAACACATAATTTTCATGTTGAACCTGTGCGAATTGACGACGTTCATCAGTATCTAGATAGACGTAATCAATGTATAGCGAACCGTTTAGTTCAGGTGAACCAACATAAGCAGAACCAGCTTCTAGAAGCTGCGACAATGGTCGGAAAGTAATATTGAATTTCACTTCATGATCGTTTCTAATTGAAATTTCAATTAGGCTGAATAAATCAGCGTACCCCACCTTTCGGTGTATTTGGTTACTTTTAAAAAAAGTCAGCAATTTTCTCAAGAAAATTGCGCAAATTCTTCATCAAAAATAGATACATTTTCTTATCTATTTGCAGCCGAAGGCCTTTTTGATATTACTTTTTTTAAAAGGTAATAGGGACTAGACTATATCTTAAGCCTTCATAGAAGTTTACCAAACTTCTCAGACCCACTAACGTTTAGTCGTTGAACCTTCTCCATATCTTGGTAGGACCTGGATAAACCAGTGTAGCAGACTTAGGAGCTTGGCTGCGGATTGTCCAATGTTAAACATTTTTACTATCATCAATTCTTTCGAATTAACTTAGTAGTTTAACCTCTAAGAATTTCCCCGCAATTTGAAAGTGTTGCAAAAGTATATTTTGATTTTATCCAATTTAAACTATCTTTAATATTTACGAATTCTACAGGTGATAGTTTTTGTTTATTGATGAATCTAGAAACATTTATGATGGAATTAAAATATTCAACAGGTCGAAATTTGTTATATTTCTGTAAGTTATCTTGTTTTTTATAAGGTTGTATATTAGTCCAATTAAAAGCTAGTTTTCTTTCATGTTCATCGTGCAAATTAAATAAACTCAATGGTATTATGTGATCTAATTGCCAGTATATAGATTGATTGTTCCAATTCATATCTTTTGAAAATTGATATTCTAACCATGTTTTTAAATTATTAATTGAACATCCTATATATTTACTTACCCGATCACTTTTTTTTAAATTTGATTTCTTTAATTGCTGATGAATATATGATTTTTGACATTGTTTTAATTTGTATATAATATCACTTGTTACCTTTTCTTTTAAAACTGCATTATACCCATTTTTATAATAATTTTTCCATCGATTAGAATGACATTTTATACATTGATTTCTATATCCATCTTTATATCTTTTATGCTTGTAAAATTGATTTAATAATTTTGTTTCTAAACAATCTGAACACTGTTTGTTTTCCCCATCAATAGATGAAAATTGACCTTGTTTATAGATTCTCTCTTTTTTATCTCTTTCCATCTTATTATATGTTCTACAAGAATTACATGTTTTATAATTATCATCATTAAATTCTCTTTTACATCTACTACATATCATTTAAATATACTTTACTAGTAAAATTTTTTCAATTTTACTTTTTTCAACTATCAATAAGTTAATTGAAGCGCGATTAATGGTAGAGCCAAACCAGCATTTCGGCAGAACCAAAACTGGAGAGGAATGTACAACGTCTTTTTAGCGATCGTACCACCAGCAGCTGTCGTACCAAATAGGTCAGAAGTGTGACCAATCATAGTGTCATAACCATCATATTTCTCTTCCATCTGAGTCAATTCATTCCAGATTTGCAACCATTCACCGTATTGTTTATCACGTTCTAATTGTAATACCTCGAAGATGGCCCGAACAGGGTCGGATACCGTCTCCATCGGTAAAGGTACAATTAGGCTGTATAACAGCGTACCCCATCTTTCGATGTATTTAAGAAGCTTTTAAATTTTTTAAAAGTTTCTGGGACTAGACTATATCTTAAGCAAATTGAGAGTATACAATTTACCCACTGCCGTTTAGTCGTTGAACCTTCCTCAGAAGCTTTTTACAGGTCCTTCGGACCGCGCAAATTCGTAGAATTTGCTGAAAAGCTTCACCAAAAAATATTGTCTCGTATTTTTGATGAGCGTTTTTACAGGTCCTTCGGACCGCGCAAATTCTACGAATTTGCTGAAAAGTTTCAGAGGCTTGGCTGCGAATTGCCCAATACAGAAGGCTTTTTACCATACCTGAGTTTTTCTCTCAGCCACTGATATATTTCTATATCAGTTTGGTACCTTATTGAATTATATGTATTAATAGTTTTTTGATGTTCTTTTATAATAAATTCAATTTTCTGTCTTAAGGGTGTCCCCGCAATTTGACAGTGTCGCACGCCTAATTAGGCTGCTAGTGTTTTCATCGTTTAAGATGTCACTTTTTACCACTTTCTTTTTGAGCCGGTGAAACTCAAAAAACATTAATGGTTTGACCTCCAATTTCTAGAGAGACTTCGTCAATCAAAGCATGACCAACCTTGTCAACCCATCCAACCGTACCAGCGCTGGTAGCGGTGATCGATGGCAAATCGACCTGTAGGTAAACCTTGTGAATGAGGTCACCATTTCGAGAAACAGTACAAGTCACTTTGCGCCCAAATCCTACGGTTCCATTAAAGGTCTGCTCGATACTTTCGAGCGAAAAGTTCGTGTGGCGACGATAAACTACCTTGAAAACGCACCTGAATCTATATTCAGGGTTGATTATAAAAATCAACATACCCCACCTTTCGGTGTATTTAAGAAGCTTTTTACAGGTCCTTCGGACCGCGCAAATTCGTAGAATTTGCTGAAAAGCTTCACCAAAAATTTTGATGAAACTTTTTTTAAAAGTTTCTGGGGCTAGACTATATCTTAAATGAATTTAAATAATTCACCCACTGCTATTTAGTCGTTGAACCTTCTCCAGATTTTAAATAATCTAATGCTTTTTGTAACTTTTCTTCATCTGTAAATTTTTTAGATGTGAAATGTTTGTTTTTTAAATGAGGATGATTACAAACTGCGTATCCACCATAATGATGACATTCTGGTCTTTCTTTAATTTTCACCAAATACATAGGTAAATTATCTTTTTTATGAGATCTTGATAAATTTAATTTATGTTCATATGTCAATTCTTTACCAAAAAAATGATGATTTGAACCTGATTTTTTCTCAGACATTATTTTTTTAAAGTCTGCACTTCTTGGTTTTCCATAATTATGATTCTTTTCACCTAATTTTTGTTGTCTCATTCTTTCTTTACTTATGTCAGAATGTTTCCCATTACTACCACCCGTTCTTATATTATACCCATTTGGTTCAAGTGAATTATATTCTTGTATATATTTTTTCTCTAATTCATCTAATTCTTGTATCGTTTCTGCATGATGTAAAACAGAGACACTAAAATTTTTAAACCCGTATTTTTTAATAGCAACTGAAATAATTTTACAAGAATCAGTTTTTATATGTTCCTTTAATCGTGTTTCAAGTGTACGGGTAGTTTGACCAATATAAGATTTACCAGAAGGTGATGTTAGTTTATAAATAATTCCTGTCATTTAATTTTAAAAGTTAAGATTTTTTTTAAAAATTACCGAAGCTTGGCTGCGGATTACCCAATCTTTTACGTTATTACTATTGGAAAAACAATTTAAATTTGTTTTTGCGACAAATGTCGCTTCGGTCATTACCCGAGTTCTTTCATCACCTTTCGATGACAAAATAGTAGTAAAAGCTCTAAGGGCGTCCCCGCAATTTAACAGTGTCGCAAATATAATAATTTGCTAGTAGTTACAAACAAGGAGGATTGTATACAGTTTTTCCACAACATATCCTCTTAGTTGTGGCTGACTACTTTTTTACTCAATTTTAAGTAATTTGAGGATTACCAGTTAGGTAAATATCTTGCTTTTCTCGATTAAATTACCGAGAAATCCTCAATATTTCTATTGAGGCTAGAGTACACCTTAAGAAAATAAATGTTATTTCCCAATCTCCGTCTACTCGTTGAACCTTCCTCAGAAGCTTTTTACAGGCGCGCACAGGTCTTTTAGACCGCGCAAATTCTACGAATTTGCTGTTCTACGAATTTGCTGAAAAGTTTCTGAGGCTTGGCTGCGGATTGTCCAATCTCTAATATTGTTACCTTAGGATACGGTTATTAACCGTGTTCTCTTTGTATATTTCTACACAAAGATGGTAATTAGAGCTCTAAGGAGATCCCCGCAATTTGAAGATTTTGCAAATTAATAACTAATTTACTAGTCAGTTATATCATGTAAGAAAACAGACAAAAGTCTGGATAACAAACATTCTTACATCTGTATTTTATACTATTTTCATCATGCAGTAATACAGAACTACATAATTAGCTGACTATTGGCACCCAAGAAATTTAAGCGCCATCGGTTATTCTAATATTTTTCAATATTAGCCGGACTATATCTTAAGAAAGAAAATACTTTCCCATTTCCATTTAGTCTCTGAACGTTTTCCTTAAATTATAATTTCTAGTTTTATTATTCCAATATCTAGATACTTGTGATTGGTTAATTTGAAATATTTCTGCAATTTCTTTTTGTGTAAGATTAGAATTTTTGAGTTGTCTAATTTGTTCAACTTCTTTATTTGATAATTTACTATTTGGATTATTTTCATTGTTTTTATATAAACATAATGTAGCTGAATCTATTGCATCTTTAGTATTTTCTTTTGAATTACCTAACTTTAAATGCCAAGGATTTATACATCGTCCATTATTTTCATGTGTACATTTATGTAAAATTATCAAACCGTCTGGTTTATATTCTGGAACATCATTAATAAAATTATGATACATTATTCTATGAGTTTGAACATATTTTCTATTATACCATATTATTCCATGTTGATGTCCCTTACCATTATGATCTTGAACTGTACCTTTCCAAATCCAACACAAATTTATATCTAATATACCGATATCAATCTTATCAATTATTCTTTTTAAATCATTATTAGATAATTTTCCCAATTTACCTATTGAAGGTATATTTTTTCTTTGCTGTTTAATTAACCAATCCATAACTTGGATATTTTATAAATAAAATTCAATTTAAAGGAACTTCGCTGCGGATTATCCAATCCATTAACATTGTTACCACAAGACTAAGCTTGGTGAAATTCACTTGGGAACGGCTATTAACCGTGTTCTTTAATTACCTCTCGATAATTAAATGGTAGTTAAGGCTCTAAGGAGTTTCCCGCAATTTGGAAATGTCGCGAATTTTTAGTTCGCTAGCCAGTTTATAAATGTAAATGTTACACTTCCGTACTTTACACTATTTTCCCTGAACAGTAGATACGGAAACTGCTCAAGTAGCTGACTATTCTGCCCTATGGCGCAGATAAGGCTACGAGTTGCATTAATCCACCACCCATTTTGAAGTATTATTGTATTGTTTGTTATACATTTCAAAAAGAAAAAAAATTTTTGAAATAAACTCACTAAATTATTTTAAAGAAAAATAACCCCTTTTCATTAATTCGCGTTTTTGTTTTGATGTCATTTTTAAATCATAATGAGGCATTGCGGATATATCAATAATAATCATGTTTTTACAGTTTTCTTTGTGAATATGCGTTGCTATACATCTCGAAATAGAATTTATATATTCTGTTATAGAATTTATTTCAGATAAATAATGGTTATCAACCAATTTTAAAGCAAGAAGATCCCCTTCTTCTATATCCCATAACTGGATTAATTTAGCTACTGGTAAATTAGATATAACAGCTCCATCTACCAAAAAACTGGAATTTATTTTTTTACACGTAAATAAAAATGGAATTGACATACTCGCCATAATTGCATCAAGTACCTGTACATTTGGAGTTCTTGTGTAATCAAATAAAACTAATTCACGTGCAACAATATCCGTAGCAAATACTCCAAACTTAATTTGGGTATCCTTGTATAATTCTTCAAACGTAATCTGTTTATTGTAACCCTTTTTTTCTAAAAAAGATTCAATCCAAACACGTATTCCATCTCCAGAATCAAGACCCCATTCTTTTGCAATATTTCCAATTTTCATTCGATGAAGTTCTTTAAAATCTTTTGCAAGAATTTCTTCTCGCAGTTGACTATAAGTATATCCTATAATCCAAAATAAACCAAACGCTGATCCAATACTAACCCCTGCAACTCGTGATATTTGTGTATTTGGAATTAATTTTCTTAATTTTTTAAATAATCCTACATATGCAATTCCCCTCATCGCTCCTCCACTAAATAAGAGTGTTTTTATCTTGTCCATAATTACTTTTTAAACAGAAAAAGATAAATCTTTTTTCACGCAATTTATCGCTCTGGTTGATTCAAAGTCTTTTCATTTTGAAAAACCATTTGCAAAGAGTCTTCTGCATTGATTTTAACATCCTTTTCAGTTAAATCATCAAAAATAATTTTTAATTGCATACCTTCTGTAATATTCAAATCCTGAAAAGTAATAAATGGATTTGACCAAATATAATGAGCATATTCCTTAATTGTATCTGTTATATCAATTGTATCACCTACAGAGTCCGTAAAGATACATGCTAAAATAGAATCACTAAATTTAATAATACTTCTAATGCCATTAGGGTCATTTTCAAATAATTCAGGTCCAGGTAAAGATTCTATAAAAACAAAATGTCTAAGATGCCCTTCAAATTCAACACGATATCGTTTTGTCGTTTCCGTTTTAGATTCTAACGTGATTCTAGCTTGATTAGAATTAACAGGTCGTGTAAAATACAAATAAACCTGAGCCCATGTTCGAAACAAATAATATACACCGATTTGCAAATTTAACATTACCAATTCATACACGTAATACAAGTCCATTTTTAATTTAATGTTTATTTTATTAAATTAAAAAATTTCACTTTTTTGTAAGGTTTTTTATTAGATTTTTAAGCAGTGGTAGTTAGGGCACGGAATTTCATAGTAATATCCGTAGCACCCTTATCCATACTCGTGTATTGCATTTGACCACCTGAAGTAACAGAGAAAACAACACCCGTAGCATCACCAATATAAGTCGAGTTAATAACCCAAGATCCATCTTTGTTTAGACCCTTAATTTCATAGTTGGCAAATAGATCACCTCCAGTAGCATCATTGACAGCAACAGAAACAATTGCATTAAATGCTCGAACTCCAGCAGCAAAAGCAAATTCAGTAATATTAGCCGCAACACCTTGATTGTTGGCACCAGTAAAAGCTCGTTCCTTGATAAGATCACCTTGACTTGGCGTAATATTAACAGTTTCAACAACAAGGTCATCACCAACATGTAGCTCCTTGGCAATACCAGCACCACCCCACACGGTCAAAGCACCAACAGTTCCAGTGGCATTCGTAGTATCAACAATCGTAATAGAGCTGGATTTAAGAGGAATATAATCCGTAACGGTGACGCTTCCAGTAGTTGGACCAGTGCTTGTGTAAGCAAACATGAATTCATCTTCAGCTTCACTGTAAAAGAACCCACTGTATTCATATCCAGCAGTATAATCAGCAGCATTACGAGCAATAATGATACCAGCATCTCGAGATCCACTTGGTCCACTGTTAATTTCGATCAAATTGTCATCAATAACAGTGACCTGCGAATTAACAGTGGTAGTGGTACCATTGACAGTCAAGTCACCAGTAATAACAGTGTTACCACCAACATTCAAGTTCTTGGCAATACCAACACCACCAGCAACAATAAGAGCACCGTTTAGAGTGTCCGTAGACTGCGTAGTATCATCAATGTTTACAGTTGATTCGAATGTAGCAGCTGCCAAAACATCCATCGTGGATCCAAAAGTAGCACCGCTTGATACTTGGAAAGCACTACCAGCAAAGGTACTTGCTCCAGAAGTAACATGGAGGGAAGCCGTGGTAATACCAGTGGCAAACGTTGCTGTACTTTGTACATTCAAGGTGCTTCCAAAAGAAGACCCACTTGATACTTGAAGAGTACCTTGTAGGGTAGATCCACCAGTAACATGGAGCTGACCAGCCGTAATACCAGTATCAAACATGGATTGTCCTGATACATGCAAAGTAGATCCAAACGATGATCCAGTAGATACTTGGAGAGCACCAACCAAATTAGATCCACCCGTAACCTTGAGAGAACCAGCCGTTAAACCAGCATCAAACGTAGCAGTTCCAGTTACATTAAGCGTGCTTCCGAAACTAGATCCAGTAGATACTTGAAGAGCACCTTGCAAAGTCGTTCCACCAGTTACATGGAGCTGTCCAGCCGTGATACCAGTATCAAAGAAGGATTGTCCAGAAACATGTAGAGTACTTCCAAAAGATGATCCAGTAGAAACTTGGAGAGCACCAACCAAGTTAGATCCACCAGTCACTTTTAGCGCCCCGGCCGTAATACCAGCATCAAACGTTGCCGTTCCAGTGACGTTAAGCGTGCTTCCAAACGATGATCCAGTAGATACTTGAAGAGCACCTTGCAAAGTCGTTCCACCAGTTACATGGAGCTGTCCAGCCGTGATACCAGTATCAAAGAAAGATTGTCCAGAAACATGTAGAGTACTTCCAAAAGACGATCCAGTAGATACTTGAAGAGCACCTTCTAGAGTGGATCCACCAGTTACATGGAGCTGTCCAGCCGTGATACCAGTATCAAAGAAGGATTGTCCAGAAACATGTAGAGTCGATCCAAAAGATGATCCAGTAGATACTTGAAGAGCACCTTCCAAAGTAGACCCACCAGTAACATGGAGCTGACCTGCCGTCAAACCAACATGGAAAGTAGCCGTGTCATCAACATTCATAAAACTTCCAAATGAAGATCCACTAGATACTTGAAGAGCACCTTGCAAAGTCGTTCCGCCAGTTACATGGAGTTGACCTGCCGTGATACCAGTATCAAACATAGATTGACCTGATACATGTAGAGTACTTCCAAAAGACGATCCAGTAGATACTTGAAGAGCACCTTGCAAAGTCGTTCCACCAGTAACATGAAGTTGACCAGCCGTAATACCGGTATTAAAGATGGATTGTCCAGAAACATGTAGCGTAGATCCGAACGAAGATCCCGTGGATACTTGAAGAGCACCTTGTAGGGTCGTTCCACCAGTTACATGGAGTTGACCAGCCGTAATACCAGTATCAAACATAGATTGACCTGATACATTTAGAGTACTTCCGAAGGACGATCCAGTAGAAACTTGGAGAGCACCAACCAAGTTAGATCCACCAGTAACCTTTAGAGAACCAGCCGTCAAACCAGCATCAAACGTAGCTGTTCCAGTTACGTTGAGAGTTGATCCAAAAGACGATCCAGTAGAAACTTGGAGAGCACCTTGCAAAGTGGTCCCTCCAGTAACATGAAGCTGACCAGCCGTAATACCAGTATCAAACATAGATTGCCCAGAAACGTGTAACGTCGATCCAAAACTAGATCCAGTAGATACTTGAAGAGCACCTTCTAGGGTAGTTCCACCAGTAACATGTAGCTGACCAGCAGTAATGCCAGTGTTAAAATGTGCTTGTCCTAAAACATCTAGCGTCGATCCAAACGTAGCACCACTTGACGCTTGGATGCTACCTTCAAACCATGATCCACCAGTCACTTTAAGAGCTCCAGTAGTAATACCCGCAGATGCAAAGGACTGTGCAATTTGTAATTTTCCTCCAATGTAAGCATCCTTTTCTACAGAAATACCACCAGCAATGGTCATAGCCCCACCATGAGTATATGACGTAGCATTTTCTGATCCAGATACACCAACACCACCGCTTACAACTAACGCACCTGTACTAGAAGTAGTGCTTTCGGCTGTGTTTTCTAAATGGGAAATACCACCAACTCGTAACTTTTTGCCGATAGAAATACCTCCTAATGTAGTAAATGATCCACCCGCACTCAAATTACTCGAATCTTGGGTATTTGAAATCGAGAAACCACCGAATAATATTAAAGATCCAACCTCAGAAGTGGATGTAGTAGTGTCTAAGATTGTGACAGATTGATTAAAATATAATGGAGAAGTGCTCATATAGTTGTTTTGTTATACTAATGCTCAATAAAATTAAATTATAGCAAAATCTAAATAATTAAAACTTCGCTATCACTTTGCTCACTATCATTACTATACTCGCTAATATTATCATTACTACCGCTAGAACGACATTCGCTGTGTTCACTGTCGCTGTCACTACCTTCGCTGGAAAGGCGCTCACTATACTCGCTGGAACGACATTCGCTGTGTTCGCTGGAAAGGCGCTCACTATACTCGCTGGAAAGGCGCTCACTACCTTCGCTGTCACTGTCACCGCATTCGCTGGAAAGGCACTCACTACCTTCGCTAGAAAGGCACTCACTACCTTCGCTGGAAAGGCGCTCACTATACTCGCTGACACTATTTACCGCACTTTCTTTAAATTCATCAACTATATATTCATCGTCATCATGACTTAGTTTAAGACGCTTACATGGTTTAAGATTGTCAATATTATTACTTAATAAAATCCAGGCTAATATAGCTTTTTTAGGTTCAAGTGTTTTATCAGAAAAACGATCAAGTGTATTTTGATCTCCAAAGTCTTTAACAAGAGCATATTCTGTAAAATATAAATTGCTCTCTTTAGTGATCCTAGTTAAAAAATCCAATACACTTTTGTCATTTTTTGTTTTTTTAATGTTATCCAATTTTGTAATTTCATTTCCTGAATGAGAACAAATTGATAGAAAAGGTTTAGACCATTCTTGAAAAGATTCAATATAATTACTATCCAATGATTCATAGTCAATTTTCTCAATTTGAATACGTTCAATTAGCTCAGCCTTAGAGTTGTTACCAACTGATTTTAACCCTAAAGATTTACAAATTTGTTTTAATTCAACTACTTTTTTTGATTCATAATTTTTTAGTTCGTTTTTTAAGGCGTCTGCATTATCTGCAACGTAATTTGAATTGACAAATAAAAATGTTAATAAGTTATTTTTTTGTTCATTTGATGCAACTTTCATAAATTTAGAAATTTCATTACAAAAAGTTTTATTTTTTTGTGATAACATTTGAATACTTTTAAATACATTTACTGACTCTTCAGTAAATGCTGATAACGCAGGCATAGAAACGGAGATAAACGCGGACATAGATAGATTCTTGCTGTTAGAGGTTTTTATATTGATATCAATTTATTCCATTTAAATTTCAATTTTTTAAAACCAACTACTACTTCTAGTAAATCTAACAGGGCCTGTCGGAAATCCCATTCCAAAATTCATACTACTACCCGAAGTTGAAGGTTTTGGAGTTGTTGTATTTGTTAAAGAAACAGTTTGCGCAACTGGTTTAACACATTCAACTCTATTACATGGTTCATATTTTATTGTAGAGCCCTCATAATTTTTCCCACCATATTTTGCCGATTCATAATTTCTTATATATCTTTGAAGACCTTCTGTTCCACATACATGACTACATGTCCCATCAATTACCCAGTTAGTAAAATAACCATCTACTGGACACTCATAATCATTACATACTCGTTCTTGTCTTAATGTTTGATATCCTTCCGCGTGAGCTCCCCCATACTGTGGTTCTGTGTATGTTCGTGTACGAAATTGCGTACCACTTTTACATGGTTTAGAACACTCTGACCATTCTGACCATTCACTTAAAACACCTGGAATAGGACACATTTGTGTATTGCACGACCTTGATTCACTAAGTATTTGATATCCTTCTGCATGAGCTCCACCATACTGTGGTTCTGTGTATGTTCTAGTTCGTGTTTGTGTACCTGATCCACATTCCTTTGAACAACTGGACCATTCTGACCATTCACTTAAAACACCTGGAATAGGACACATTTGTGTATTGCACGATCTTGATTCACTAAGTATTTGATATCCTTCTGCGTGAGCTCCACCATACTGTGGTTCTGTGTATGTTCTAGTTCGTGTTTGTGTACCTGATCCACATTCCTTTGAACAACTGGACCACCCTGACCATTCACTTAAAACACCTGGAATAGGACACATTTGTGTATTACAAGATTCAGTTTTTGTAGTTTTCGTATTTTCCAAATCAATACCACCAAACTTGGCAGATACATAATTTCTCTTATATACCTGTTCCCCTCCACCGCATTCTTTACTACACGAGCCTTCTGGTACCCATTCTGTATAATATCCATTTATTGGACATTCTTTGACATTGCAAGGTTCCTTTTTTTCTAAATTATTATTATAATTTATTAAATCTACTCCACCATATTTTGCATTAACATAACTTCTCTTATATAGTTGTTCTCCCCCTCCACAACTTTTACTACACGATCCTATGGATCTCCATTCTGTATAATATCCATCAATTGGACATGGTTGATTATTACACGACTGTTTTTCAACTAAAATATCAAAGTTATCTGGGTCTTTACCACCGTATTTTGGTGGAGTATACGTTCGAGATCGCGTTTGAGTACCTGACCCACATGATTTATCACAATCTGACCATTTTGACCATGCACTTAATACTCCGTCAACAGGGCAGTTTTGAGTATTGCATTCTTGAATTTGTTCTAAAATAGTTGAACCTATAGGATGAGATCCTCCAAATTCTGGTGGAGTATAGGTTCTTATACGATATTGTATTCCACCACCACATGTTTTATTACAATTAGACCATTCTGACCATTCACTTAATCTACCATCTTTTCTAATTGTAAATACTATAACAATTATACAAAAAATAACAATAATAACAATTGATAACATTCATCTATTTATTATCAAATAAAAATAAAATCTAGTAAAAAATAACAACCGCGCCATCTGCACCAGCCCCACCCGTATTACCACCAGCACTTCCACTACCTCCACCCCCAGGAAATCCACCATCCGATCCAGATGAAATTGTTCCACTCAAGTCACCACTAGCACCACCGCCTCCTTCTCTATAAGCATTATTAACTAAAACACTTGTACCTGCTGTTTTAACAGCCGTAGCACCAGCACCACCATAAGCTCCACTACCATTACCACCTTGATACCCAGAACCAGCTACACCAGATGCTGTTCTACCAGCACCACCACCTCCTCCACCTCCTCCGCTTGTTTGAGCAGGAGCTTGACCACCTGTTCCACCACTTCTATTGATTATACCTCCTGATCCAGTACCAGCAGTACCATTTGACCCCCAACTACCATTTGAATTGGTTCCACCAGCACCTCCACCTGTTGCAATTAAATCTGATATACTACTTGATTCACCCGGGGATCCTCCAGATCCTCCGGCACCAACTGTTATAGTAAGAGAGTCACCCGGGGATACTGATATTGTACCTTCACAATATCCACCACCTCCTCCACCGTTTCCACTTCCACTTGCGGTTCCACTACCCCCACCACCACCTGCACCAAAAACACACGCATAAACTGTTGTAATAGCATTAGGTACTGTAAAAGTATAGCTCCCAGCTAAAGAATAAACACTTGCAAAAACAGGCGTACGTGTATACGATATTGTCCAATTTGCTCCATCAGAAATTAACGTTATAATTTCATTTTTAGTTGATAATGTATATGTTTTATAATCATCATCAATACGCTCAGTTCCAAAAGGTAAAATTGCAACTTGACTTGTAACACTAGCTGTTTTCTTAAATGATACTAAAAACCCAGCACCCATTGTAATAGCACTTGGTAAAGTAACTGTCGCAGCTGCTGATACAATAAAAAACTTGTTACGATCACTTGCAGTTACCGTAAAATCGGTTGTTTGAATTGATAGCACATTATATGCACCAATAAACGAACCTCCTACATAAAGATCACGTGAAATAGCTGCCCCACCCGCTACATTTAATGTACCACCAGTTCCTACTCCAGTGGCATTCGTGGTTCCAGAAATTTGAAGCAATCCTGTAGAAACACTCGTCGTTGCAACTAAATTTGTTCCTAATACTGCACCAGCTGACCAAATATTACCTGCTGAAATTGCCGTAGCGTTTGCTGTTCCAGAGACTCGAAGTGTTCCTGTGGATAAAGTTG